GTTAGTATTAGGAGAACAAAATGGCATTAGTGAGCCCTGGCGTACAAGTACAAATTATTGATGAGAGCATTTATGCGCCCACAGCAGTTGGTACTGTACCTTACATACTTATCGCTACAGCAGAAAATAAAACACAACCTGGAAGTTCAGCACTAGCTGTTGGAACATTAGCAGAAAATGCAGACAAAGTTTATAATATAACCAGCCAAAGAGATCTAGTTACAACATTTGGTGCACCAAACTTTGAAAACATTGACAATGTTCCTGTCAACGGTAGCGAACTAAACGAATACGGCCTAATGGCTGCCTACAGCGCACTAGCAGTTTGCAACAGTGCCTACGTACAAAGAGCAAATGTTGACCTAGCTAAGTTAGCAGGCAGCACTGCTAGACCCACAGACAATCCTGTCACAGGAACCTATTGGTTAGATACAGACGCTAGCAATTATGGTATCTTTGAATGGAACGCAACTACACAGCGTTTTACAGAAAAACAAGTCCTTCGTATTTTTAGTGCTGTTGATACAACTACTAGTCCAGAGGACGAGACAGTAAGTTTTTTAAGTGCTGATGTAATTGGTACAGTTCCAGCGTCTACTACTGGAGAAGTAGGTGATTATGCTGTAATGGAACTAGAAGAATATCATCCTATTTTTTATAAAGCGTATGATGGCACGTGGGTATTAGTAGGAAGTCAAGGCTGGCAACAAAAAGTACCAACTGCGGCATTTACTTTTACTACACCTGCATCTAGCGGCAATTTATTCATAAACGGTGATAGCGTAAGCATCACAGCCAACTCTAACATTAGTGTAGTTAATTCTGCAATTAATAGCGCAAGTATAACTGGTGTAACTTCTAGAGTAAGCGGTTCTACTCTAATTATTACAGCAACACAGGAAGCAGGATTTGGTGGCAATAGTGGTGTTTTAGTAATTAATCGCACAGGTGGTTCAGTTACTAGCAACGCTATAATGACAATGTTAGGTTTACCTTTAAGTGCAACTAATATTACTTACCAAGCAGCAGTTACAGCCCAGGCTCCTTTCAATCAGGTCCCAAGATGGCAAACCACAGCTAATAACAAGCCCACTGGTAGTGTTTGGCAAAAAACAAGCACAAGTGGTGGTGGAGTAAGTATTAGTGTTAAAAGATATAACGAGCTTACCGAACAATGGCAAGCTCAAAATGTTACAAGTTGGATAGGCGTATTTGACGCTACTTACAATTTAGACAAAACAGGTGGTGGAAAAAATATCCCACAAGGAACTATATTTAATGCTTACAGTGCTTTAGATTCTAATGCAACAGAAGGCAACTTACCACGTCTAGGTGGTCAGCTTTTCCGCAGACGCCTAGCAGCTGGTGCTGCATTGACAGTTGCAAGCACAAATACCTATGCTAACACATCTGTTAACATTAGAACGGGCTTAGTTGCTACTAGCACATTTAGCCTAACATTTAGAGCATCACCTAGTGATACTAGTACTACTACTGTAAGTGGTAGTATAACTGGCAGTTCATTCACTGTTGCAGATTTTATCAATGCTGTTAATGCAGTTGGTAGTCAGGTGGTTTACGCTAGTTTCAACAGCGATGGAAAAATTGTAATTACACACAAAGATGGCGGCGATGTTCAGGTTGAAGATGGCACAAATCTTCCATTTACCTATGCAGGTTTTGGAACTGCTGCGGACGATACTTATCCATCTCTAGAGCTAGGAGACACATTTGCACTTACTGGATGGACAGACCTTGCTTCTTACAATAATGGTGAAGGCTACAGTTCACAGGACACAGCACCCACAGTAGAACCAGCAAATAACACGCTTTGGTATAACGACAGTGCAACTAGGGTGGACATCCTTGTCAAGGACGGTGCAGGTAACTGGAGAAATTATAGAGCCCTAGACGCAGATTATCGCGGTTACGATCTAACTGCTACTGATCCAGAAGGACCAATTATAAGTGCAAGTGAGCCTAGCACACAAAGTGATGGTGAAACAGCACTTGCCTACGGTGATCTTTGGGTTGATACTGGTGACCTCGACAACTTCCCAATGATTTATCGTTGGCAGATACAGGATGGCGCAGATCAGTGGGTACTAATAGACAAAACTGATAGCACAAGTCCAGCCGGTATTATTTTTGCAGATGCACGTTGGGCAAGATATGGAAACGTTAACCCTGCAACTGGTGCCCTACCAACAATCGCAGATTTAAGCAGCGCAGCCTGGGAAACAACTAATAGTAGCGGAGAAGACACTGCCTACCTAGATCTAGATGCACCTGATCCTGCACTCTATCCTGAAGGTATGCTACTGTTTAACACAAGAGCAAGTAGCTACGGTGTAAAACAATATCGTTCAAATTACTTTAGCCCAGCTAATTGGCCAGAAACGGCAGCAGATGCTGGAAGTGATATGAACACAGATCCAAATTGGCAGACTGGCGCCTGGGTAAATGTAAGTGGTGTGGATAGCCGTGGATTGCCTAATTTTGGTAGAAAAGCTCAACGTGGATTTGTAGTTGCTAAACTACAGGCAGCAATTGATGCAAGTGATGGACTACGTGAAGAATCAAATATCTTTAATATTATCTGCTGCCCAGGTTATCCTGAGCTATTAGATAATATGGTAGCTCTTAATACAGACAGAGAAGAAACAGCTTTTGTTATTGGTGACGTTCCATTACGTTTACCAGCAACTGGAACAGCTATCCAGGCCTGGGCCACAAACACCAATAGTTATGATGTTGTTGGTGAAGCAGGACTTACAGTAGCAAGTCCCTACGCTGCTGTCTATTTCCCACACGCTCAGACTAATGACTTATCTGGAAATGAAATCGTTGTACCAGCAAGTCACGTAGCTCTACGTAATATGATCAAGAGTGATAATCAGAGCTATCCTTGGTTCGCTCCAGCAGGTACACGTCGTGGACTAGTAGACAATGCTAGTGCAATTGGTTACATTGACAGTGTGACAGGAAGATTTGTAAGTGTTGGTGTAACGCAGGGACTAAGAGATGTTATGTACAATAACAAAGTTAATCCATTGTCTGTATTACCAGGCGCTGGTTTGATGGTTTATGGACAAAAAACTCTCAACCCAAATGCAAGTTCACTGGATCGTATCAATGTTGCACGTCTAGTTAACTATGTTCGCAGACAATTAACTATTGCTACAAGACCGTTCATTTTTGAACCAAACGACACTATTACACGTAATAGTGTACAAACAGTTGTTAGTGGATTCCTAGTTGATCTAGTAGCTAAACGAGGCATTTATGATTTCCTAGTAGTTTGTGACGATAGTAACAATACTGCTAGCAGAATAGCAAACAATGAACTATGGGTAGATGTAGCTATACAGCCTATTAAAGCTGTTGAGTTTATCTACATTCCAATTAGATTAAAGAACCCAGGAGACCTAGAGGTATAATATGGCAAATTTAAATAATTTTACAGTACCCATTAAAGGGGAAACAGCAACACAGGGCCTATTGATGCCTAAATTAAAGTTCCGCTTTAGAGGATACTTTTACGGGTTCGGATCAGATGGCACAAATAGTAACACACTGGAAATTAGCAAACAAATTGTAACATTTGCTAGACCACAAATTACTTTTGATCCAATCGAACTACCTGTGTATAACAGCAAGGCTTACATTGCAGGTCGTCCAACTTGGAACCCAGTGAGCGTAACACTAAGAGATGATGCTGCTGGTGGTGTAGCCAAGGCGATTGCCGAGCAACTACAAAAGCAATATGATTTCTATGAGCAAGCTAGTGCCGCTAGCGGTGTAGACTACAAGTTCCGTACAGTGCTTGAAGTACTAGACGGTGGCAATGGTGTAGTAGAACCAGAAGTTCTAGAAAGCTGGGAACTATTTGGTTGCTTCCTAACAGACGTAAACTACAATGATATGGATTACGGTAGTAATGATCCAGTGACAATTACATTAAGTATTCGTTACGATAACGCTCTACAAGATGTAACACCTAGAGCGCCAGTTAAGACCAGAACAACAAGAGGTTCTGTAACCGGTGGTGCAGTGTAAAAACAATAACAGTAGCAGTAAACAAACAACCCGCGGAAGCGGGTTTTTTGTTGGCTAAATATCATTATGGGACTAGACATTGGAAGTATAACGAAAGCAGCAAGTAATCCTGCATCTTTGTTCAAGAGTGGTAATAAACCACTCAAGGGTAAAACACACCCCTACGATCACGCGACAAAGTTATATATTGCAGATGGACTAAAACTTGCTCCTAAAAACAGATATCTCTACTATGTAAGTATTAACATAGGAGTAGGAGCTCAAACAGCATCTGGTATTTTAGATAGTGTACTAGGCGGTGGCGGTGGTGTATCCAGTCTAAGCTTAATACAACAGTACGAAGCAGGAATGCTGGTAAAAAGTGTGGACCTACCTAAGTTTTCAATGGACGTTAAAACAATTAATTCTTATAATAAAAAGAATATTGTACAAACTGCCATTAAGTATGAACCAATTAGTAT